TACAGAAACTCGGTTATTGCATACATAAACTCGGTTATTGCATACAGAAAGTACACAAAGTAAAGGAAAGAAAAGTAAATAAAAGAAAAGGCGCCCTCCCGGCGCCCTGGAAAGTAAAGTATATCTAGTAATCAATTAGAATGTACTAAATAAATTATATCTAGTACATAAAACATACTAGTTATAGCTACTTACTAGTTATATACAGGGAAAGGAGAACATCATGCAGGAGATAGGACAAGTAATAGGTGAGCTACAAACCACAGAAGAGCGCAAGCAAAGGGGTAGGGATAGAATCCTAACCATCTTGGCTGATGAGGATGTCAAAGCATTTATCGCAGAGCATCATCTCGATAAGGCGAAGGTGAAGGAGTCGATGTCTCGATTCAACGAGTACTGGCTCAACAAGAGAGAGAAGCCTAGCAAGCCTCCAGAGCTTCGCTACAACGATGGACAGGTACAGGTCTACTATCCACCTATCGAGTTCACTCCTAGACAGCGAATGGGAATCAGCACAGCGTTGGTCCTGGATAAAGTGACAGAGGCATTGCCAATCTTTACGCTAGACCAGCTACACGTCAATCCGGAGGCAGAGTCAATCCTCAAGGCATTCAAGCGATTGGTCCGCAATTATGAATTCATGGGAGACCAATCCGGTGTCTGGCTATATGGTGACTTCGGCTTAGGAAAGAGCTACCTCATGGCAGGAGTCGCACGAAGCCTGCACGAGAAAGGGGCCGGGGTGACATATATCACGACATCAAGCCTCTTGGAGGACTTAAAGGCGCTATTCGACGTAAACGACAACGCAAAGATTCGCAAGATTGCAAGCCTCAAGAATGCCGAGGTCCTTATACTGGATGATATCGGAACGGAGAATACAGGAGAATGGGGCTACAAGACCATCCTGTATGAGATTCTGAATTACAGAGCCAACAACAAGCGTCTGACGTTCTTCACATCGAACCTCACGCAGGAAGAATTCGCCGCACAAGTAGAGCGACGGCTAAAGAGTCGACTGGACGCAGGACGGATGCTAGAGCGCATCCAGGTATTGTCAAAGCAGGTCCTAATGACAGGACCGAACATGAGAAAGAAGGCATAGCATGGACTTAGAATTATTAGGCTCGCGACTAGAGCGTATTGGCTTTAGCTGCGAAATCATTTGCGACACGCTCCAAATTTGGAGTGCGAATATGAATGCCGGGACCGTCGACTTAGAGGGCAATTTCTATCCTGGTAGTGACTTTATTAGGCTAAACAGCAAGGAGCGAAACCAGGTGGTCTACTTGATATTGAAACAGAAAGGGGCTATCGACCATGAGGCCATCATTGAATTCGGCAAGGCGCAAGGCTTCGAATAAATTCGGAGCCAGGCCCAAGACGGTCGATGGAATCCGCTTCGACTCGACTCTTGAGGCTAGATACTACGAGCACCTCAAACCACTCAAACAAGCCGGAGTCATATCCAAGCTAGAGCTACAAGTAAAATGCGAGCTGCTAGCGGCTCAGAAGCACCCTGTCACAGGAAAGCACATCCGAGCGATTAACTACTTCGCCGATTTCCGCGTGACCTATCCAGATGGCTCCGTCGAGTATCTGGACACGAAAGGGTTCGAAAAGCCGGAATTCAAGCTAAAGGCCAAGCTGTTCATCGCCAAATACAAGCAGCCATTGTGGCTAATTCGTAAATCGGGCAAAAATTGGACCAAAGAGGCGATTTATGCTTAAGGAATATAAATATATGCCTTTGCTATTAAAATGGCAGGAGCCTAGGAAATTTTGCCGAATTAAGCAAGATAAGGGGGAAGTAAGATGAGATTCCACGAGATTAACTGGTACGAGGTCGGCAGACGCATCCGGCAGGTTAGAAAAAAATTAGGCTACGAGCAATGGGAAATGGCTCAAATCGTCGGATGCAAAAAGACTTCGCTCGTCAAATTCGAGCAGGGCGAGCGAGTCAACAGCACTCAGACGCTCGTCAACATCGCCAACGTCGGCAACGTCAGCATTGACTGGCTGATTCTTGGCGATAAGGAAATTTTGAGAAAAAATATGAAGCCAATGGGGAAACCACTGGGACAACCACTGATGCAACCATTAGTACAGTCTTTGGTTAGATATTGATACAGATAGGAGATGCAAAAATGGGAATCGTAATAATGGCAGCAATCGTTGTCTCGTTCGTGTCCTGGATTTATCTTGGATGGATGTTATATCGCGAGCACCAGGAAGAGCGACGCCGCTTCACAGATGAGTGGCGAAAGAGGAGTGAGAGAGATGAGTAACTTAGATAAAGCGCTCGAAACCTTAAAAGAAACCAAGAAAGGAACGGAATGGGGCGACCGAATGCACAAAGAGGCGATAGAGTACCTAGAAAGCCTAAAGCCGACCATCCCTATATTCGTTGCTAGATGGTTTGAGAAGGCAATTAAAGACCAGATGGATATTTATAGAATGGTTAATTATTATGACTCATCAGACGGTCGGCTACCTAGTGAAATAAATAGTTGGATGCAAACAATAGACGAGGGTTCGCGAATTGAAATAACACTAGCTAACATGGTCCAATTTGGTTACAACATCATTTACGATACGAAGTATATTATCAAGGCGCCGGCGGCCTGGCGAGACTATGCGGAAGATGACCAGTATGTCGCTGTTAGCGAGACAGAACGATATGAGCTTGTTGACATTAGCGAAGCTGACAAATTTACAAAAGAAGAGGCTGAGATACTGATGAATAAGCTCAGAGTCAACTGGGAGCTTGTGGAGGTAAGGGAAAATGTATGGAATAAATAATATTGCTGTTGGTGCCAGAATCAGAGAGATTCGATTGGCAAGAGGGGAAACATTGGAGGAGTTCGGCAAGCACTTAGAAGCACGAAAAGGTGTAATCTGCAACTGGGAAAGTGGTAGAAATCTTCCGAACAAGCGCCACATCAAGGAGATTGCCGACATGGCAAACATCTCTGTGCAAGAGCTCTTGTATGGCACACAAGGAAAAGTCATGTATGGCATTGAGTGGTGGAATGGAAAGAGATTAAATGAGTCTGAGCAGAAACCGTTACCTAATGTATTCACTAGCAAAGAAGCGGCCAATGACTGGCTCATAAGTAAAGGCTATTACCATGAACCGAAACCGACGTATGCTGATTTTTTTGACTACATAAGAGATGTTCCGGTATCTCACCTCAACGAGTGGCCAGATAAAGAATATGCGAGAATTTTCAAGATGGAGATAGTGGAGTAATGTTTATCAGATTAACATTTAATTACAGGGTGCTATATATTAACACCAAGTATATTGAGGGCTTTAGGACTCTTATTGACCATACTAAAATATGGTTAAGCAGCGGAGAAGTTATCGAAGTAGAGGAGTCTCCGGACGAAATACTGAAGCTAATCGAGGAGGCAAGAAACCATGGAAACCAAGGGTAAATTGAGAATGACGTTTGAAATGCCTTCAAACGGCAAACTAAGACAATTCACAGTAACAGAAGAGGACGAGCTGCTGCTAGGACTTACCAAGGACAACAGAACATGCTTGTTTATCAATGGATTGTATATAGATATCGACCTGGAGCGCGACAAGGCACTCGAGGTTATCGGGTCGGCAAAAGTGGAGTTGTATTGACATGATTGATTTAATCTTAACAAGTGCAGCCTGCACCATTGCACTAGTCGTGGGATTCTTCATCTGGTGGCTCAAGGATGAATTGAGCTATCAGAGAAGAGAGCAGGCGTACAATGAAGCATTCTATCGCATCATCATCGACCGACAATTAGAAACGATTAACGAGTTAAAAAAGAAGATTGAGGAGCTGGAAGCATGATTAAAATTTATAAAGTTGACACATTCGAGAAACTTGAATATCTACTTAACACCTTGCATGAGCGAGGGGCTAAGTGGTCTAGTGGGGATGAATTAAACGACAAAGAGAAAATGACTCGTATTTGGAACAAATATTCGGTCAAAAATATCTTTTGGCGTTGCGGATTGATTATTTACAACGAAAATGGGTCGGTTTTGTATGATGAGCCTCGCCATTTAATCGATGCTATTAAAAGCTATGTGAAAGAGGGACAGGCATACACAATAATAGGAGATGTGAAGTTGCCTAATTCAAAACAAACGTATGGCAGCCAAGTCGAGCAGCCTATCCATTACATTGGAGAGAAAGGGTTGGAGGTCCGGGAAATCGAGGAGAATTTCTTGGTGCGCTACCAGGATGGTCACCTAGCGCACCTAGCTGGAGCATTGCTTGAGTACCTATTGCGAGCGCCATCTAAAGGTAAGCTGGAAGAGGACATCCAGAAAGTTAAATACCTGGCCAATGAGATGGCTGAATATGTTGAGAAGTTAGAATCTGAAAGAGGTACGGAGGAATAGCACTATGAAAAATATCGCAGTATATGGGAAGCCTAATTGCCCTAATTGTGACAAGGTCAAAAAATGGCTATCAGAGCATGGCATCCAATTCGATTATTATGATGTCACACTCGACGCAGCGGCACTCAATCGAATCAAGGTCGAAGGGTATCAGCAACTACCTGTCGTATCAATCAATGACTTCGAGGACTCATTCTCCGGATTCAATCCAGCTAGATTGGTCCGTCTCACCTGGGAGGGTAACTAATGAAAGCCAGCAGAATGGTTGTCGGAGAGAAGTACAAGGTAGGCGTCATCGTCGGAACATACGTCCGAATGAATGGCAAGATGATTGTGCTAGAGAATAATGGCACAGAGGTCCATGCTAACCCGAACGACAAAATCAAGAAGTACACAGGCGAGCCAACAGAGTCGCTATACACTAACAAATATCCATGCAAGGCCTGCGGAGAGCGTAAGCTGGCCTGTGAGTTTAGACGGACAAAGAATGGCGGCCTAACGCATACCTGCTTAGAATGTCTGTCTCAAGCTCAATCCAGAAACGCTCGGAACCGCTGGAAGAACAAGAAACAGGAGGAATCCAAATGAAAATCGCAGAAGAGAATCCAACGTATCACGAGGCATACGATGACCACGTCGTTATGAGTAAATTTGAGCCAGGAGACCATCGCACAGTCTACCAGTTTGAGAATGGATTCGGCGCAAATGTGATAAATCACCTATGGAGCAATGGCACCAGCTTGACCCATGTGGAATTTGGCCGCCATGGAGAGATTATTCGCCTGGAAGCAGGAAATGACTCCATCGGAACAATCCGAGGAATTGAAGATAAAGATGAGCTATCAAGCCATCTTGAGACAATCAGAGAAATGTTGAGACAATAAGAAAAATGGAGGAAATGAAATGAATTATACAATCCAAATCGGACGCTTGACTAAAGATGTCGAGCTCCGATACACGCAACAAGGCACAGCGGTTGCTAACTTCACCGTAGCAGTAAATCGGGACAGAACAGCTAATGGAGAGCCAGAGGCAGACTACCACCGATGCACAGCCTGGGGTAAAACAGCCGAGGCGATAGCTAACAACCTTCGCAAAGGCGCCATGGTTGCTGTCCAAGGTAAAATCCAAAACCGCTCATACGACAAAGACGGTCAAAGAGTCTACATCACCGAGATTAAGGTAGACTACGTCAAATTCTTGACCCCTAGAAACCAACAGCAAGGCCAGGGACAGGCTCAAACATATAACCAAGGTAATTACAACACTCACGCTCAAAACTCCGTACAAGCGAGTTTTGGGGCCGATACGTCATTCATGAACGAGGGACATCCAATCGACATCTCAGAAGATGACCTGCCATTCTAGGAGGTAGCTATGGAAGTAGATTTATTCAAGCCAATCGATGATGAAAAGACAATCGATAACGTGAAGCGGTTCCTGTCGACTTACTACTGGCGATGGAAACGGACGTCCGGTGAAGCATTCGAGAGCAAGGTCACAGCGACCTACTCATTCGAACCACGCTCCTATACTGGACAGGTAAGCAAGCCAATCGAGGCTCACGTTGTAAGGCAGCAGACAGCCATCAAAGAGGTGGAAATCATCGAGGAAGCCATCAATAGCATCTTTGATTCATTCGCTCGCCAGGTCATCATCGAACGTTACTGCATCAATCGACCAAAGACAATCGAGGAGATATGCTTGGACTACAATTACTCTGTTGAGACATTCTATCTGCTCCACGACAAGGCCCTTCTCAACTTCGCAGACTACTATAAGGCTGGAGAGCTCCAGGTTTATAAAACCGAAGAAAAAGAGAAGAAAGTCAGAAAGAATTCAGAGTGAAAAGCGCTATATTAAGTGTTATGATTGTATTGTGAGGTAGGAAGGTAAACTCCCTCACAGGTTCATGGTATGTCTTCCTTAAGGACCCTGTATATACTAGCGAGAGGTTTCTTTCACACTTTCTTCCTCTCGCTTGTTTTCGAGAAAGAACAACGGAAGTTCGCTTGGCTTACGAGGCAAGAGGTGCTGGTTCGATTCCAGCTCTCGAAATAGCAATGGCTAATAGCCCCTATTATTAGCTGTTGTGAATCGTGACTGACTTGCACGATGTGTTCCTCTCTATATAGTCTTACCCCTCTTTAATTGGAAGAGGGGTATTTTATTTCATGATTAAGAGGTGATGGAAAATGGGATGACTGAAAAACAAAAGACTTTTGCCGATGAGTACATCATCTGCTTAAATGCAACGCAGGCTTATAAGAAAGCCTATCCAAATATCAAAAAGGATGAGGTAGCTCGAGCAAATGGAAGTCGATTGCTAACAAATGCTAATGTTAAAGCTTATATAGACGAGCAACTGGAAAAATTGAAATCCAAGCGTGTAGCAGACCAGCAAGAAGTGCTCGAATATCTGACCTCCGTAATGCGTGGTGAAGTCACAGAACCGCTCACAGTTTTGGACGGTGACGGATATCAAAAGGTGATTGATGCCTCGCCGAGTGTAGCGACTCGTAACAAGGCAGCAGAGCTATTAGGTAAGCGATACAGGATATTCACCGAGAAGCAAGAGGTCGAATTGACAGGCCAGGTGATATTCAATGGCGAATCCGAAATCGAAGATTAACATTCACCTGCCATCGCTTATTGGCAAAGGCTATGGAGCTTTCTGGCGGTCCAGGGACTTCTACCGAGTGGTCAAGGGGAGTCGTGGGAGCAAGAAGTCCAAGACAACTGCTCTAAATTTCATTTTTAATATGCTAAAGTATCCATGGGCCAATCTGTTAGTGGTCCGGAGATACTCAAACACTAACAAACAATCAACCTATACCGATTTGAAGTGGGCTGCGAACCAATTAGGCGTGGCTCACTTATTTAAGTTTAACGAGAGCCTTCCGGAGATAACAGTCAAGGCCACAGGCCAGAAGATTCTATTCCGAGGCTTGGATGACGAGCTCAAGATAACGTCTATCACCGTTGACGTCGGCATTTTGTGCTGGGCATGGTTCGAAGAGGCTTATCAGATTGAGAACCAGGATAAGTTTTCGACGGTAGTCGAATCCATTCGTGGTAGCTACGACTCACCGGATTTTTTCAAGCAGATAACAGTAACTTTCAACCCCTGGTCAGAAAGGCACTGGCTCAAGCGAGCGTTCTTCGACGAGGAGACGAAGCTAGCCAACACGCTATCCATAACGACCACGTTTAGATGCAACGAATGGCTCGATGACGTCGATGTCCAAAGGTACCTAGACTTGTATCGGACTAATCCAAGACGTGCCAGAATCGTCTGTGATGGCGAGTGGGGCATCGCAGAGGGCCTTGTATTCGACAATGTGCATTACAAGGAATTCGACAAGGACGAGCTGCTCAAAACAGGGAAATATGAGCTCTGTGTGGGTCTTGACTTTGGTTTTACCAATGACCCTACTGCTCTTATTGCCTATCTCATTGATGAGGAGGCGAAGGAAATTTATATCTTTGATGAGCATTACCAGCAAGGTCTAAGCACTCGCGAGATTGCCCAGATGATTCGCGATAAGGGTTACCAGAACGCGGTCATCGTGGCTGATAACAGCGAGGGACGTCTTATCTCAGAGCTTAAGAATGAGCATGGCATAAGGCGCATTCAAAAGACCAGAAAGGGGAAGGACAGCATCAATGCTGACATCTCAGACCTAAAGGACTACAAGATATTCTGCCATCCGGACTGTGAGGAGACGAAGGAAGAATTCTACTCCTACACATACCAGCAAGACAAGGAAGGCAACTGGCTAAACAAACCAATCGACAAATTCAACCACTTGATGGATGCCTTTCGTTATGGCCTCCAATGTGTCAAGAACAGAGCAAAAATCAAAACATTCAAAGGGGGCTTATAGATGGCTAACATCAGACTTAGCAAGCGCAAGCTATTCACGACTTCGCGCAACAATCCAATCACACCGGCACTCGTTGCAGAGGCCATCAACTTGCACAAGGCCAATCTGCTTGGCAAGTACAAGGAAAACGAAAATATGTATATGTCAGACCATGGCATCCTTCACCAGGCGCCTAAAGAGGCTTTTAAGCCGGATAATAGGCTTGTCATCAACTATGCCAAATACATTGTGGACACCTTTGGTGGCTATCACATGGGGATTCCGGTCAAGGTAAGCCATGATGACACCAAGGTCGATGACTTCATCGCAGACTTCCGTAGCCGGAACGACATGGAAGACTCAGAGTACGAGGTGGCCAAGTTAGTGGACATCTTCGGCCATGCTTTCATCTACCTTTACCAGGACGAAGCAGCCGACACTCGGATGACCTACGACACTCCTATTAACATGATTATGGTCCATGATGACAGCATCCAAGAGCGACCTTACTTCGCTATCCGGTACTCTCACGATGAGAAAACTAACTTCTCAAGCGGTGAGGTCATCACCGAGGACGAGGTCATTCCATTGGCTAAGAGCCTATCGACAAATGACGTCAGATTCTTGGAGCCTACGCTTCATCACTTCTCTGGCCTACCAGTTATCGAGGTCATTGAGAATGACGAGCGTCAAGGCTTATTTGATGCTGTCAAGACACTCATCCATGGCTTGAATAAGGCTGTGAGCGAGAAGGCCAACGACGTGGACTACTTTGCTGATGCCTACCTCAAGATTATCGGTGTGGAGCTTGACGAGGAAGTCACCCATGCCATTCGAGACTCGCGCATCCTTAACCTGTTTGGTGAGGCAGGCGTGACCGTTGATGCAGGCTTCCTGGATAAGCCAAACGCAGACACAACGCAAGAGAACCTCATCCGATTATTGACGGATTCCATATTTACCATCTCGATGGTGGCCAACCTGTCCGATGAAAACTTTGGTCAATCTAGTGGGACCGCCTTAGCATTCAAGCTCCAGCCAATGTCAAACATGGCACTAGCTAAGGACCGCAAGATTCAATCGGCATTCAGTCGGATGTATCAGCAGGTCTTTAGTATTCCGCTCTCCGGCATTCCGGAGGATGCCTGGAAGGAAATCAAGTATCAATTCACTCGCAATATGCCTCGTAACCTAAAAGAAGAGGCAGAGGTTGCTAAGCTCCTAGATGGCCAAGTCTCCGATGAGACGAAGCTCTCGACGTTGTCTATCGTTGATAACGCCAAGGACGAGCTAGAGAAGGTCAACAAGGAGAAAGAGTCTGGCAGCCAATTAGAGCGCCAGATTGAGGCTAATGCACGACGCACAGATGCTGACCTGTTGGGAGACAACGGGGTGATTGCAGATGGCGGACAATAGTTACTGGAGCAAGCGTCTCAAGCAAGAATTGCTGGCCAAGCAAGCGAGCGAGGCAGATGTCGATAAAGCAATGTCTGCCTTGTATCGAGTGCACCAGACCAACATCGAGAAAGAGATACAAGCCTTCTATCAGAAGTATGCTGATGATGAAGGCGTGTCTATTTCAGAGGCTAAGAAACGAGCCGATAAGGTCGATGTGCAGGCTTTTGCTGACAAGGCCAAGCGATATGTCGAGGAGAAGGATTTCAGCCCACAAGCTAACGCAGAGCTTAAGCTCTACAATCTCAAGATGAGGGTTAGTCGAGCCGAGTTATTGCAATACAACATGGACCTGGAGTTATTGGCTCTGGGTGAAGGTGAGCGTCAGCTTACTGAGAAATTCCTAAGAGCCGGATTTGCCGATGAGGTCAAATCTCAGTCTGGCATCCTTGGCGAGTACATCAAGAATCCTAAGACTGTTGAGCGGTCCATGGAGGCGGTGCTCAATGTGCCATTCGAAGGAGTGACCTGGTCTGAACGAATATGGGAGAGACAGCAAGCTCTACGACAAGTAGTGGCTCGCACAGCTCATGAGACGCTCGTAAGAGGCCGGAATGCTATGGCTATGATACCGGAGCTCCGTCGAGAGTTTGGTGTCAGCAAGTCGGCAGCTAAACGTTTAGCAGTCACAGAAGTGGCTCGTGTCCAATCCGAGGCCCAGAAGATTAGCATGACAGCCAATGGCTTTGATGAGTACGAGTACATTGCAGAGCCGACAGCTTGCCCTATCTGCGCCAAATTAGATGGTAATATCTACAAGGTATCAGAGATGGAGCCTGGTAAGAATTGCGCTCCGATGCACCCTCATTGCCATTGCAGCACTGCTCCTCACGTCAAACGTGATAAAGAATCTCTTTCCGAGTCAAGCGACGCTCTGAAAGAGAAAATAGACAACCTAGATATTGCTTCCGCTTCTGTGAGTGATATAATTGAGATAGGGGAAGCTATTAACGCAAAGCATGATGTTGCAGGGGCAATCGGAGACCACGAGAAGCTCAAGGAGATATTCTCTAATTACAGAGAAATGGGCGGTGTCATTTCTAAAGAGACGTGGGCCAAAGGTTCATCTAAGCTCATAAAGGAACAGCTATCTGATGCCTTTGCTCAATATCCAAAGGATTGGGCGAATATTCCAAGTAAAAATGGGAGACAGCTTTATATCCTAAAAAGGGAACGAGGATACTTTGCTGAGGGTGCTGTGAATGCGAATAGATATGCTAATATCCCTAACTTTAGAACAGGTTATTTAACAATAGCATCAGAAGGAACTTCAAGGGCCACCGTATATCACGAAATAGGGCACATGGTCGAGTGGGGAAATAAGGACACAGAGAGAATCAGCAGGGAATTCATCAAGAAAAGAACAGAAGGAGAGCGGTTAGTCCCTCTTCTCGAAATATTCCCAGGTTCTAAATTCAAATATGACGAAGTGACAAAGCCAGATAATTTCATATCTCCGTATATCGGAAAAGAATATCGGTCTGGGACAGAGGTTCTCAGTATGGGGCTCCAAGGTATTTACACTCCAGAATCGGCATTCGTTAAGAAGAGGAATCCAGATGGGAGTCTTGACAAGAAGCTCATAACGGATGACCCAGAATTCTTGAATCTAATTATTGGCCTAATCGTGAAAGGGTGATGCAGCCATGGAAGAAAGAGCAAAAGAGTTGACTAATTACTTCGACAACATACTCGTTCCTAGATATGAGAAAAAATTTGGTGTAAGTCTTGATGATGCCATATTCTGGAATCCATTGCACGAACACGAAGACATCGAAGGAATTGAGTCTGCTATAAAATCCCTAGAGAAAGCCATCATACTAGGAAAACCATTGGAAGATATCCAATATTTCAACCCAGACGTTATCTATTGACGTCCGGAAGCACTCGAAAGAGTGCTTTTTTTGTGCCTAAAAACCGTCCGAATCATGCTCAAGACGTTAAACTGCGCAAGTATCAATCGTCAACAAAGACGTTAAAAAAGGAGGTTGTCCGAATGGATAACGAAAATGTAGAGTTAGAACAAACTCAAGCAACACAAGAGCAACCGCAGAACGATAACGTCGACAATCAGCAAGCGGAAGCTCCGAAATCATTCTCCCAGGAAGAAGTGGACAAGATTGTCACTGACCGGGTGAATCGGGCCCTTAAGAAGGCAGAGAAAGAAGCGAAGGCCAAGGCTGATGAAGCCGAGAAGCTCCGCTCCATGAATGCCGAACAAAAGGCCAAATACGAGGCAGAGAAGAAGGACGCAGAGATTGCTCGTCTGACAGCTCAACTCAACCGCCAAGGCATGGAGAAAGAGGCATCTAAGATGCTGGCAGAGTCCGGCATCACAGCTAATGACTCAATCCTAGCTTATGTGGTACGAGATGACGCAGAGCAGACGCAAGCAGCAGTCCAAGAATTCTCCGCATTAGTCGAAGCTGCATCCGAGGCCAAGGCTCGTACCATGCTAGCAGGTAAGACGCCTAAACGCGAAGAACACGCCAAGGACATCAGCATGACAGACCTGGCGAACATGACGCCAGAGCAAATCAATCAAAACTGGGATGCAATCAAATCATCCCTTGCAAAATAAGGAGGAAATCTAAATGGCAATTACTACTGGATATAAGAACTTTATCCCTACATTATGGAGCGCTCGCCTCTTGTCTCACTTAGACAACGCACTTGTTGCATTGCAACTCGTAAACCGCGATTATGAAGGGGAAATCACTGCTTTTGGTGATACGGTTAAGATTAACCAAATCGGAAACGTAACAATCAAGGACTACACTGGCAACGACATTGATGCTCCAGAAGAATTGGACAGCACTCAATTAGCATTGGTAATCGACCAAGCGAAGTACTTTAACTTTGCTGTTAAGGACATCGCAAAGGCTCAAGCGAATGTAAACTTGATGGATGCTGCGATGGCTCGTGCCGGTTATGGTATGGCGGCTGTTGTCGACACTGACATCTTCTCAGAAGTCGCAGCTCAAGCAGGTAACCGAGTAGGTACCACTGCTAAAGCAATTGAGGTTGAAGTAGCTAACGCTTACGACTTAATCGTTGATTTAGGCGTGACCTTGGACGGGAAGAATGTGCCACGCGCTGGCCGTAAGCTCGTATTACCTGCGTGGTACTTCGGCTTGCTATCTAAAGATGCTCGCTTCACTCGTAACTACGACATCTTGGAGAACGGTGTAGTTGAAGGAGCTACCGTTGGTGGCTTCCAACTCTTGATGTCTAACAACCTCAAGAAAGAAACTGGGGACGTTGTTCACTCTGTTGGTGGTACTACACAAGGCATGACATTTGCTAACCAAGTCGTAGAGACAGAAGCATACCGTCCAGAGAAGAACTTCTCAGACGCTGTTAAAGGTCTTAACGTTTGGGGTCGTAAGGCAGTGCAACCTAACTGCTTGGTAGACTTCATCATCAAGCCTAAAGCCTAGGCGGTGACTGACAATGCCTTACATCGACAAGACTAAGACGTTGTTGGGCATTCTCGATGACCAACAGGACCAAGTCCTCTCTACAATCCAGGAGCTGACAGTGGCTCAATTCCAGACGCTCACAGGAGCCAATCTGGTGCCATCTGACCTTTCTTGGGTCATCGTTGAGGTAATGGTCAAACGATACAATCGGCTCGGCTCAGAGGGGCTATCAAGCCAATCTGCTGAGGGGTTATCAATGACTTTCGATAGCTCTGACTTTGAAGCCTACGCATCTATTCTGGCTAAGCGATTCAAGCCGGCCAGAAAGAGTGGGGTGAAATTCATATGAGATTCCGAAGCAGGATAACCTTCGTCAAAAAGACAGCCAAGCGCAAGTATAACCCCGACACAGGCCAACATGAAGGCGGAGAGAGCTCCGAAGTGTCACGTCCTTGTGTTCTATTGGATGCAGGTCTGGAGCTCTCACAGCGCCTATTTGGGGGCTATGAAGAGGGGCGTAAGGTGGCTTTGGTACAGCAACCATACACAGCCGACTTTGACCATGTCATGGTCGATGGTATCAAGTACCGAGTGAAGTCCATTACTCGCCAAGGCAGGTCTTTTGTGCTGGAGCGTGATAATATTGCACGTTAAAATCAACGGACTAGAGGACTTAATCAAGAAGTTGGGTGAGATGAAGGCCAAGACGGCCGTCAAGCTCATCGTCAAGCAGAATGGCGCAGCGCTCCAAAGCAAGATGGAACGCAATGCGTTATTCGTTAAGGGATATTCAACAGGTCAAACGAAGCGAAGTATTCCGGTAGGTGCAGGCTTTCGAGATGATGGGATGACAGCTTATGCTGGACCAACAACGGACTACGCGCCTTATTTGGAATATGGGACTCGATTCATGAGCGCCCAGCCCTTCGTCAAGCCTGCCTGGGAAGTCCAAAAAGAGCAATTCAAATCTGATATGCGGAGGTTAGTAGGGCGATGAAAAAATCAGTAGACCAGCAAGCGTTTGATGCCATCTACAAGGTATCGGATGCGCTTGGCTATTCCACTCATGTGGAGCTACCAGATGCTAAAGAGCCTTATCCCTTCGTTGTATTGGGTGAGGTTCAAATCATCCCACTGGCAACACTGTCGGGGATGTTAGGGAGAGTGGTTGCAACCATCGATGTGTGGGGCACCAGCGACTCTCGACGAGAAGTGGCTAGTATGTGTCAATCACTGCTGGTCAATTCAAACTATCTGGCTATGCAGACAATAGATGCTAGCCTTGATGCAAACGCATCGAATTTCAGAATTCTTAGAGACGATAGCACCGAGTCAGTACTCTGGCATGGTGTGCTATCGCTCGAATTTAATTTGAGGAGGAAATAATCAATGGCAGAATTAACACCTATTCATGGTAAATCACGTTTCTTACTTTTCCGTCTGTTAAAGGACGCAAAGACTAAGACAGCAGCTAAGTTGGCATTACAAACGGAGCACGAATGGAGCTACGAGCGTGATGTCGAGCAAACAAAGACCAAAGACGGGTCCATCCCTAGCTCTGGTGCTTTGGAAGTAAAATTGGATATCAAAGCAATCGCTAGCTACGACGAAGTCAACAAGATGTTAGAAAAGGCTGTTACCGAGGACGAAATCTTGGAAGTATGGGAGATTGACATCTCCAAGCCTAACTCTGACAAGACCAAGTATGCTGCTAAGTATGCTCGCGGTAAGTTGAGCTCTTGGACATTGCCTAACAACTTGGATTCTAACGTCGAAGTGTCAACTAGCTTCGTTGTTGAAGGACGTCCAGTTGATGGCGAGGCCACCTTGACAGATGAGCAAAAACTCTTGATTAAGGCAGCTTACGACTTCGCAGACACTACTATCGGTAGCTAATACTAGGCCCCTAAATGGGGCCTTTTTTATTTAGATTAGGAGGAAAACGCAATGAATAATAAAGCAACACTACAAATCAACGGTCAAAGTTACTTACTCACTTTCGGTCTCAAATTCCTGGAGCTATTGAACAGCAAATACACGCTTGAAATCGATGGCTTGGCAGTAGGTGCTGGTCTCGTGACAGTATGGACAGAGCTCAAGATGCAAAACCCAGTCGTAATTCGCGACATGATTATCTTTGCCACTGCAACCAACGTCAACCGACCAAGCGAGGATGAGGTGGAAGCCTATATCTTCGAGCAACTTGAAGATGAGGAGAAGGCGGTCGCTCTGTTCAGCCAATTCGGTGATTTTTTAACGCTTGCACCAGGTGCTCGTCGATTCATCAACGCAGCGGAAGCAGCGACATCACAGGCAGCTCAACCAGCTCAAACGGAGAAGCCCAAGAAAGCGACCAAGAAAACCGCTTCGAAGTAGCAATCTATAATTGCCTTCGCTATCTCGATGTAAGGAGCCTGGATGAGGCATGGAATATGTCTCTGGATGAGTACAATCTGCGGATGACTGCCTATCAAGAGCGCAGGAAAGAAGCGGAGAAGGAGGCCATGGCGAGACTGTGGCTCCAAGAACGTGTGCTCAAAGCAACCGATAAGGACGGGACCTATACTATCAAGACCTGGGATGACTTCTATCCGGAAGATAAGCCTAAGCCGAAGGTCAATCCGATGCTTTATAAAGTTGCCGAGAACCTCCGTAAATACCGAGAGAAAGGAGGAACTACATAGATGGAACAATATTCAGTCGAGGCCGTCCTGTCGGCTGTCGATAAAGGATTCACGTCAACGCTTGAAAAAGCCGGGAACGCTGTTAACAAGCTCCAATCTGGCACATCTAAGGTCACCAGCTCTATTGTTGGCTCGTACAAGAAGATGGCTGTTGGGGTCGGCGCTGCGATGCTCGGAACAGGTGGTCTAGTAGCTACGTCTGTGGCTACTGCCGGCGAAATGAGAGCCACTGAGGCTCAATTTAAGCAGGTATTCGAGGGCGTTGAATCCAAAGCGACAGAGGCCTTGCAAGGCATCGCCAAGGAGACTAGCATCCTCCCTAGCCGGATGAAGCCGGCATTCAACCAAATCGCTGCCTTTGCTAAGGTGGCCGGTCGTGAAGCTCCAGAGGCTCTATCGTTCACCGAGCGAGCCATGAGAGCTGCGGCCGATACATCTGCTTACTGGGATAAGTCCTTGGAGCAGGTAACCGATGACCTCAAATCGTATTTGAAAGGTAACTTCAACGTTGCTGATAACTTGGGGATTCTATCTACCGAAACAACTCGTAACGCCAAGGCGATGGAGTTGTTCGGCCAGAAGTATAAGGACCTCAAGGGCGTACAGCAACAAGAAGTCTTGCTCAAGATGTACGAGGAAGCCAACAAGCTGTCTGGTGCGTTGGGTCAAGCCTCACGCGAAGCTGATGGCTTTGAGAACGTCATGGGTAACTTCAAGGGTAAATTCAAGGAGATTCGGAACGCTATCGCAGCGCCTTTACTTGATGGCTTCCTAGCTGGAGTGAAGAAGGCATCTCAAATCATGGGGGCCTTGGCTCCTAAGATGGAGATATTCTATGCCGCACTAGCAAAGACCAACGTCGGTCAAGGCCTTATCAATGCATTCAAGCAGATAGGCAATGGCGCAGACAAGCTCTTGTCCATCATAAATGGCCTAAACGAGAACAGCTTTGCTGGACTCGATAAGATGGCCGCTAGCCTAGGTGCAGTCTTAGCAATCTTCCCACTCCTCAACGTGGCCAACGTGGGCCTGTCTAAACTACCTCTTGCCTTTGAGCTTGGTAGCAAAGCAGCAGGCAAATTCAAGTCGGTTACGTTTGGAGCCTTTGATGGTCTCAAGAAAGGCGCAGGAGCGGTCGGTGGACTAGCCTCTAAGATTCCTGGAGTAAGCTCTGCTATCTCCTCTCTAGGTGGCAAATTCACTTCAATCTTCACGCCTGCAACAGCAGCCATCGAAGGCATCGCAAATCGGTTCCCGCTAATTGCGAAGAGTGCTGGATGGGCTGAAAAAGGCATTGTTGGGTTTGGTAAGAACTCTCTCAGCATGGCCACTCAAACATCCGGGGCCATTGCTAAGCTCGCCAAGATAGGCCTGCAACTAGTCGGACCTGTCGCTGTGTTTGGTGCATTGATTGCAGCCTTAGGGCTAGCAAATAATGCCTTTGGAGCTCAAATTGGCCAGATGATTAACACAGCGGTTACTCAAGGACCGCAAATCATCACCAACTTGGCTAATGGCATCATCAGCCAGATTCCAGGACTTATCCAGTCCGGTGTCCAGGTCATTCAAGGCTTAGGTAACGCTATTGCAGTCAACCTGCCTGTTCTGGTCCAAAAGGGTGTAGAAATCATCGTGACCTTGGCTCAAGGTGTGAGCGCAGCTATGCCACAGCTCATCGCTACATCAATCCAGGTCATCACGACGGTGGTCAACAGCATCATCAGTGCTATTCCTCAACTTGCTTTGGCAGGCATGCAAGTCATCCTGTCCTTCGTGGATGGATTGATGGCCAATATGGGGAACATCATCACAGGTGCTAATCTCATCATCACCAATCTGGCAAATGCTCTTAATACCTACCTGCCTCAAATCATCGACACAGGGGTTCAAATTATCGTCAATCTTATCACAGGGATGGCGAACAATATGCCTCAAATCCTAACGACGATGCTTCAAGTCGTGCAAACAATCATCACTGCTCTGACTAATAATCTGCCTAAGATTATCGATGGCGGCATCAAGATTGTTAAGGCATTGATAACAGGTATCGCGCAGAATGCTCATCAGATGCTGAGCGCAATCTGGCAACTTGTCGGCATGATTTTCAAGGCCATCGTCGATAATGGCCCACAAATCCTAAAGGGTGGCTGGGAAATTATCAAATTTCTTGGGAAAGGTCTTAAAGAGACCGCAGGAGAATTACTTAAGATTGCTGGAGAGCTCGTTATGAGCGTAGTCAATGCTATCAAGGATGGCGTGGCTAAGTTTGGTTCGAGCGTCTGGGATGGCTTCAAGAAGGGCCTTGCTAAACTCAATCCGTTTGCCAAGAAGGAAGCGGACGAGATGGTTGAGACCGTAGCCGAAGCCGGTGAGAAAATGGGTGAAGCCACTGACTCACTTGCCGAGGACATGGGTTCTGATATGGCAGAGGCCAAGGAAGCTGTGTCACAACAAGCTGATGAAACAGCAACCAACGTCTCGCAATCATTCAGTCAGATGAACACCGACGCAACCGGTCAATTCGACTTGATGAGCCAGAACGTGAGCGGTTCTGCTAGCACAATGAACTCCAACGTTGCTAACATCTTGGGTCAAATGTTTGGGACAGTCTCATCACTGACTCAACAAACGACCGAAGTAGCACAGTCCAACACTCAACCTGTTGGGACCTTTGGAGACTTCTACAACAGCCTCAACGATGACGCCAAGCGCTATCTTGGGGAGTACAATGCAGTCGTTGACTTGCTCACTGCGGAGACAGCGAACCAAGCCTTTGCTAACACCAGCGAGGTCAAATCGATGTCTGAGTGGTGGGACTCACTGCCAGAATGGACTCGTAATTCGCTTGAGAAGTATGGTGTGACCGTCGATAGCTTAACTCAACAGGCTGTCGATAAAGGGAAAGCCAATACTGAGGGAGCTATGAGCTTTGCTGACTACTATGCAAGCCTAACTCCACAGGCTCAAGCCTACTTAGGCGAATACAACGCTGTTGTGGACCTCATGACGGCCGAGACAGGAGATACAGCCTTCAACAACACATCAACGGTGTTGAGTGCTGCTGATTGGTATGCCAAGTTGCCAGAATGGACTCGGAACTCACTGGCACAGTACCAGTCCGAGGTTGACACTGCGACAGCTAACACAGCTAATACCGCAGTCAACAACACTGCTCAAGTAGAGCAAGCTAGCTTTAGCTATCAAAACTTTGCTCAAGGTGCCATCAATGCCATCTCTGGCTTGGTTGGCGGTGTGTCTACTAACACTGCGACCGCTGCATCAACGGTAACTAACAACTCGCAAGAGGTCTCCAATGCTCAGACCTACTACGAGACCTTGAGACAAGCCTCGACCTCTGCTCTGCAAGTCATGGCAGGTCAAATCACATTCATCTACACGAAGCTGACCGGCGATGTTGTCCATCAATCAAATAAGATGGCCACAGATACCGGCACAAGCTACGAAGGGATGAAAACAAACGTCATCAGCAAGTTGCAATCGATGCTCCAAGTGACTCAATCCAAGCTCGTGTCTATCATGTCTGCCTGGACCAGTGCCATGTCTAAGACTAACTCTGTTGTTTCCAGCTCCATGTCGAGCGTGGAAAGTCGTGTGTCTAGTGCTATGTCGAGCGTCCAAAGCTCGATGAATGGCGCAGCATACGGAGCTTATAGCGCCGGTTACAATACTGGTCTAGGCTTCTACAATGGCTTGTCTGGAATGGCATATTCCATTTACAGCCTGGCAGAATCCATCGCTAGCAATGTGGCGGCAACTATGAGAAGTGCCTTGAGCATCCATTCACCATCGCGTGTTATGGAGAAAATCGGGGGCTACACTGGTGAGGGGTTCGTCATCGGGTTAGCAAGCAACCTCTCGGATGTCGTAGAGACATCCAAGTCATTAGCTCTGGCAAGTATGCCGGTAGCGATGGCAGGTGGTGGCTACATTGGAAGTCAAACAGTATCGGCTCACAGCTCAATCTCTGGCAGTGGTTCAGTAGCCAAGGCTTCACAGCCTCTGGAAGTTATCTTACAGATGGGTGGAAGCGAATGGCGCGCCTTCGTTGGAGACGTGACCGATACGCAACAAGTAAACGCAAGATTAAGGAGAGTGTAATATGTATCAATTCCAAGACCCTAATGGTCGAATCACAACTGATGCAATCATTGCTCCCTCTGACAATTTGACCGTCAATGGTCAACGTCTGGACGCTGTGGTCCCTGGTTATCGGCATCTATACGTCGATGGCCGGGGCCTTATCGCCCAGGAAAATGATTCTGACAAGGTCCCTGGGAGAGCAGGTGTCGCTCTTAAAGGTCGGCAGTATGCTTCCAGGAAGATAACCGTCTACTATCAAATCAGAGTCGGCTCATCAAGAGAGCTAAGAGATAGCTATGCAGCCCTTAACAAGGCTCTAGCAGGTAATCTGACGCTATCCTTTTCTGACGAGCCACTGTGGGAATACGAGGCTATTCTAGCCGATGTATCAGAAGGTCCGGAGCAATCTTTGGACGTCAAAGGCCACTTCACTCTGCTTTGCCCTAGCCCTTGGAAGTATCTTCAAAAGCAGACCTCGTCAAACGGCCAAATTCGCCTCTCTCACGCGTCGGAAGTCACACCTTTAAAACTAGCTGTGATTACATCCAAAGTCTCTGACAGGGTGGAAATAATCAACAGAGGACAGCGTATCGTCTTAGGCGGTAGCTTTGCCTCTGGTCAGTTAGTGACAGTGGAGTACAAGCCGGACGAGATATCCATCACTTACGGTGGGCGGAGCATCTTGCATCAGCTCCAACGATTCTCGGACTTGGAGAACTTCACACTACGAGATGGTGATACTGTAACAGCGGTCAATGCGACCATCCAGACGATTGAATGGAGGGACAAGCGCTTATGATTTACCTCTACAACAACCAAGAGGAGCTTATTCGCGTCGTTCCGTCTGATTCAGTCTATTCTGCTTACCACACTCAATCATTAACTGATGAGCGCTACGTCTCCGAATTATTGGAGACGGAGCTTATCGAGTTAGATGACGCCTTTTTGGACCAAGTGGAATACATCAGCATTCCGAATATGGATGACAAGTACAAGCACCATCTATTCTTCGTCACACGAACCTCGACAGAGAGCGGAGCTACTACCTTTTTCGGCACTCAGAGCGGTGTAGAGGAGCTCAGAAAGACGCCTGTCAAGGATATCAGACCACAGAACCAACCGGCCGCAACAGTAGTCAGACGATTGCTGGAGGGGACCAACTGGCAAATGGGTTACATGGCCGATGTTCCAACAGCGTCAACGAACTTCTATTACACCAACGTCTTTGAGGCTCTTAAGACTGTCTGCCAGGTGTGGGGCTTAGAGATGCAATTCTTCGTAGAGATTAACGGGAACCAGGTAGGCGCTCGTTACATCGAATTTAGGAAGAAACTTGGCACACACAGCGGAGAGCGAGTGGTTTATGGCCACAATGCGCTTAAGATTATCCAAGAATCCGAGAAGGTAGAGCTCTATACAGCTCTCATCGGTCGTGGTAAGGCGCTAGAAGTCTCTTCGGCTCAAGACAATGCATCTGGCCAAGCAGGCTATGGACGAAAGCTGACGTTCGCAGACATCGAATGGAGAGCCAACAATGGCAAGCCGGTAGATAAGCCTAAAGGTCAAGAATACGTCGAGCTCAAATCAGCAACAGCCAAGTATGGCATCAAGTCAGCTAATGGCAACCGGCCAAAGGTCGGGGTGGTTGAATTTGAAATCGATGATGCGGAGCTATTGCTCCAACGGACCTACGAGCGCCTGCTAGAAGTCAGCCGGCCAAGCATGACATTCAAGACATCCACTGCCTATCTCAAAGGTGCTAGAATCGGGAACACTGTCCGAGTGATAGATGCTAATCGTCATCTGGACTACGAGACTCGCGTCTTTGAAATCAAGTGGAATCGTATCGACAACAGCTCGACGGACGTCAAACTGGGTGACCAGACCAACGTCTCGGAAGGAGCTAAGACGCTCCAGCTCAAGCAAGAGCTAGAGAACAAGATGACCGGTGGCATCATCCAACGAGTCATCAACTATCTGCCAAGTGCAGATGGCAAGAACACCAACTGGTACACCGACTTTGACCCTATCTCAAAAGCGGAGACAAAGGGCAAGGTTCGGATAGGTGATACCTGGTATCAACCGGACCCGACAGACGAAAGCGAGACTATCGTCAAGGTATGGACCGGTGAGCTATGGAAGGAGCTATTCCGGACCAAAGGCTGGACAGACGTAGAGCGAGAGCAAGCAGAGCTCAAGAAACGAGCAAAGGCCCTTGAGGTCCAACTTGAGACTGTCGAAGGCGCCAAACTGCCAGAAATGGTCAAGCGAATCGAAGCTCTGGATGACCAGGCAAAGCTGTCGGTCGGCATCATCGGGAACGACAAGGAGCAAATCTACTCTGCTAACCGCATTCCGGTCGAGATTGACACGTCTCAAGACGTCCTAGTCAGATTCGAGGACGGTAAGCTGACGTTTACTCACAACGGGTCCGGATTTACTCCAGGACAGCCTTACACCTTAGCCGGCATCAATCGATTTGTAGAGCGACCATACAGCAAGCTATCGATTATCGGTACCAGCGGAATGACGGTCACTGCTAAGCCGGAAAATGCCAAATATCCGACTAGAGGTGGCTCTGGAGCCTATGTCTCAATTCCAAAAGCCTATCATGACAAGTACACCGTCACAGCGATTGCGCCAGGTCTTGTGCCTAGGGTTTACCAGGTGCAAGTCGACAAGCCAATCGTCGTACAGGTCAATCAGACCGCGCCGGTGGCACATGAACTGGTGGAAGTTGATGGGGCTATCAATAAAATAACGCACACTGGACAAGACGCGGTCGCTTACTGCCTCTTGCCTAGCATCGAAACTACTATCAAACTGGGGGACTGGTAACATGGCCTTAAGCCAACTACAACTCACTAATGCAGGGACCAGGGAACTGGCCAAAGGCCAAGCCTTGACCCTAACAAAAATCGCGATTGGGGACGCTCAACAAAGCAACCCAGCAACTGCTGCCGACCTATCTCGAAAGGTGGGTGAGGTGGCTCCTACGGTAACCACAGACGGTGATTACCAGGTAATTGAGGGTGTGTTCGATAACATCGCTCTCAACGTCACAGCAGAGAAGAACATCCAAGAGGTGGGCATCTTTGGGAAGGTCGGGAATGGGCCAGAAACGCTCATCTACTACGCCAAAGGTCAAGCCTTTCTCTTCCCTGCTAAAACACAGCAACAGATGACTGTCAAGATGCCATTTAGAGTGAAGATTGTAGGCGCTCCAGAGGTGAGAGTCGAAATCAACAATCAAATCAGTGGCATGGCTACGGTCGAGTCAGTAAATCGGGTGAGTGAGACTTTAGGAAAGTTGAAGAGTGGTACAACTATTGAACAAGCCTTGGACTTGCCCGGACTTAAGTCTTTACTTGGGATGACAGGCAAGCAAAGGGCGCCACAAGACCTAGACACACTAGGAACGCCGGGTCTTTACTGGTACGAGCAGAGCCACAACGCAGCCAGTAAAGGTATTGCTTCCGTCTATGGATTTGTAATGGTTTATAGCAATATGGTTGGAAGCCTCGGCCAAGCAGGAAACTGGACATGGCAAGTTTACACAGCTACCAATGGCCGTATGTGGGTGAGATATAAAATCAACCAAGACCCATGGAAGGTGCAAGGGGTAGCTAGTGGTGAATACCTTACTTCATTGTTTAAACGCCTTGGCCTAGATGAGTGGGGCGCTGGCTTAAATATCACCACTTGTCCTAGTGGCACTAACTTTGGAACCTTCGTCAATAGTAGCCAAGTACCTGTCGGATTTAGCATCCTAAGAGATATGAACGCTCCTGTCAAAGAGGTGTTCGTGTGGAAACCTTCGACAAACTATGTTTATTGTTTTGCGCCACATTGGAATGGAGATTTCTATGTCGGTGCAGTGACAGGTGGAACATGGAAACCCTGGGTCAACCTATCTCAAACGACAAAGTTATCTGCTAGCCAAAGCAATCAAGACTTTGGGGACTATCTCAAGTCCGATGCTGTTCCGGTTGGAATCTCGATGCAAAAGTACTCAAAGAGCGGTGCTTTTGGGCAAGTAACGAAGGTCGACAACAATAATGTCATGTTCTCCGGTACCCTCCGGAAGGGCAACAAGACCTATCAAGTCGTGATGTCGATTGTCAATGGCGTTAAGCCTAGCGCCTTTACTGAATGGCCTCTGACAGATTAGGTGGTGATTAGATGGGCTTACATTTAGACGTCCAAATTGCCGACCAGCTCAGACAGGTGCTCATTGATGGTGACGGGTCATTCTCGCACACCTTCATTCCAAAGACGCCAAACGATTTGATTCAACTCTTCAATGCAAGCGTTGAGCCGGACATGATTGGGGATAATGTTCTGACCCAGCTTCGGCTCGTCCATGGGTCTGATGCTGGTCCTTACGTCAAGAACACGTCAGAGGAAAGTCGTATCGCTCAACTCTTTAAGAACTTGCAGCAATTCAGACTGGATTTCACGTCGCTTAGAGGTGACCTTGAGGCTCAAATCACCTTATCTCGGAATGGCCTGCTAGCTCAATTCTTGGACAATAACAACAACCTGCGGACGGATATCGCGTCCATCGCCGGTCAGATTATTGCTAAGGCATCGAGCGACACATCAGAATCTATCCGAGAGCAGACGCCTCGCATCATCAGAGACAGTGTGACAACGGACCACTTTAAGTCCATCATCGAGCAGTCTCCGGACAAGGTCATCCAGGCCATCAGTGATAAGGTCAATGGCGGTGAGTCTATCTTTAGCCAAACTGCTGACGGATTCCGCCTGGCAGGTAAGATGACCTCAATCACCGGCGAGACCTTGATTGAGAAGGGGGTTATTACCGATGCAAGCATCAGCAACCTCAATGCTGACAAGATTACATTCGGAACACTCAATGGGGCGAAGCTAAAGGTGGTTAACATTGACGTTAAGAGTCTTGTTGGTCAGACAGCCGACTTCGTCAAGGCGAATTTCAACAGCATCAGCAACTCGCTCCATATCACCGGAGACGGGATGTTCACTCGAAGAAATGACGGGACCATCTCGGCCAAGTACCTCTCTGACGGTATTCAAATCTGGGGGGACAATGCCTGGGCCGGTTCCTTGTCATTCTGGAGCAATGGAGAGAGAGTAGGAGACAGAGGCCTTGTTCTCTGGGCAAAGCATGGTCGCAAGCTAAACCTCGGCTATGGCTTTGGGGAAAACACATTCAAAACTGCCATTGAAATTGATGGTTCTCTTGGTGACGTAAACCTTAAGACATCTCTTGGTAATGACGGTGTTGGATTTGTGTTGCAAAAGTGGACCATCGGCGGAGAGCCAGGCATATTGATAAAGAACAAGACCGCTGCTAGCGGTCTATTCTTAGGCAACTACGGAAGTGTTATGCTACATGACCATGGTGGATTCTTTGCTAAGAACGTATGGGGCGAATAGGAGGTAAACATGGAAAAATTATTGACAGACTCTATCCAAGAGGCATTGGCCGAGACAGCCTTAGAACTAGCCAACGAGCGAGCTAATAAGGCGATGTATAAGAAGGCCTACGAAGCTCTTGACAAGGAGAACAAAGAGCTTAAAGCTCGACTGGAAAAATTGGAGGTGCAGGATGATGTTCCGGATAGTAAGTAAGCAGCTCACATTTGATGCGGAACGAACCAGAGTGCTGATACAATCTATAGATGGAGAGTACACAGCAATGGAGCGCGAAATTGATGGTAATCATCTAGCAACACCGGACAATGAGGTCATTGACATGGTGCTGCTAAAGGTGTATAAGGATTCTTTCCAGAAATACGCCATGAACGATGCCATCAAACAAGCAGACCAGACCGCAGAGCAAGTCGTGACGCTTAAGAAAACACTCGATGATTCGCAAGCACTCATTGAGGACCAACGCAAACAACTCAAACGAACAGAAGAGCTGATTGAGAAGGCTAGCGGCGCCATGCTCGAGCAGGCCGATGATAATGCAGACATAAGCGAGCATCTACTCATCGTCAAGTATCAAATCGAAGAAATGGCCAAGAGTATGAATTTCACTCTTCCAACCGAGGTCCCGGACTCTTTCCGGGAGAAATATGAAAAAGACAAAGAAGCCGGACACTCCGACAAGGAGGAAGAAGAGGGGGCTGATGGTCATGCTGAGTCGCATTAAAGAATTGGCATTATCAGCAACCACCCACGTCCGGAACTTGTGGGGAGGAGGTGACAAATTTATGGAATTACATTTCTTATACGCTCGACACATTGAGCTTGCAAAACGTACTTTTGCATCAGTGCCACGTCGACACAAGAAAGGCGTTCGTGAGCAACTCCAAATCCTCGGCTTAGCTGACTTGGAATTCATGACGTTAGACCAGCTCAAGCAACGTCTTGAAGAGTTGGAACAAGGCGAAGAGTAATCGCCTCAAATTATAGGGTGCCTAGTGCACCCTTTTTATTTTTAGTGAGGTGATTCTATGAGTGTAGCGGAGCTCACAGCCTTAATCGGGGCCTGTGGAGCTGCCTTAAAAATAATCTGGGACATGGTACAGAGCACAAAGAACCTCTCCAAGCAAATTGGCGAGGTGCTCGTAAGAATGGACACGCTGGAGACGAATCAAAAGAATCTCCAGGCAGTAGGTCAAGCGAATAGCTTGTCCAATCGCAACTTAACTAGATATCGAATTAGGCAAGAAATGTTAAAAGCCATACGCCAAGGCTATGAGACCTATGACAACTTCGAAGAAGTGGCCAACCTCATTGATGGTTATCATGCCGCCGGCGGAAATGGCGCAATCGATGCTCTTTATCAAGAGTATATTAAACTACCAAGGAGAGAAAAGTAATGAATAAAATCAACTGGAAAGTACGATTCAACAAGAAAAACGTAGCCTTTTTGGCTCGTTTCCTAATGGCCATCTTGGTGCCAGCATTGGCATATTTAGGCTACAAGGCAGAGGACGTGACCTCATGGGAAGCAGTAGGACGCATCTTGACTCAATTCATCAGCAACCCTTATCTTCTCGCATTGACTGCATTCAACGCATTCAACATGATTCCGGACCCTACCACAACCGGGCTCGGTGACAGCGCTCAAGCGTTAGAATACACAGCTCCTAAAGAGTCCTAAGAAAGGGGTGAGTCCGTATGCTTAAATACGGAAACTATAACCTCTCGGATGACTTGATTGGCAAGATTCAGAAAGTTGCTCGGCACTACGATTTGGTGCCGAGCTTCGTTATTTGCCAGCTCTGTCACGAGACAGCGTGGGGCCAGCATCCTAACTCTATCTCAGCCAGAGAGGACAATAACTGGGGCGGTATGACTTGGGGTTACGATGACCTCAATCCTAAGACTCGAAAGAGTGGCGTCCAAGTTACGCCAGGTCGCAAGCGTCCAGCAGTTGAGGGTGGCTATTATATCCACTATGCAACTGTCGAGGACTTCCTCAAGGACTATGGCTATCTACTTCGAAATGGTGGCTTCTACAAGACATCCGGAGCTAAGACTTTGTGGGACTATGCTCGTGGCTTGTTCCGTTTAGGTGGCGCACAGTACGACTACGCCGGTGACGGAAGTAACTCCGAGAAGGTCTTTAATTCTTATTACACTAGCATGAAAAATATCCATGACGCCCTCAATGCAGATGGCTCATTGGATAGAATCGACAAGGGGGAATCTAGCAATATGGCTGGACTACAATCATTATTAAGCATTGCTCGTCAATACGTCGGCGAGCCAATGTATGGCTCCGGACATCGTCGCATCGTCGACACTTACAACGGTCAGAATCCGTTGCCGGTTGGCTACAAGCTCAAGATTGACGATGACTGGTGCGCGGCATTCGTGACCGCAATGTCTATCATATCTGGCAACTACGCTCTGACCGGTGGCGAGTGTGGCGTCGAGCGATTTGTTCGGAACGAATTTCAACCGAAAGGTATTTGGCTAGGCAAGGCCCGTCCTCAAGCAGGGGATATCATCATCTTTGACTGGGACGCGAACTATTGGGCCGACCACATCGGCTACGTTGAAAGCGTATCGGGCGATACGGTCTACACAATCGAAGGTAACTCTGGCAGTCCAAGCGCTGTCCGTCGGCAATCTTACACATGGAATATGTGGCAGATTAAGGGCTACGCTCGTCCTAAATGGGGCGATGCAAGTCCTGCTCCGCTATCTAGTGGTGGCAAATCAATCGATGCTATCGCTCAAGAGGTGCTAACAGGCGCCTGGGGCAATGGCGATGACCGTCGCAGTCGCTTAACTGCTGCCGGCTATGACTACACAGAGGTCCAAGCCAAGATTAACGCTATCCTCAATGGAGATTCAGCTCCATCTCGTAAAGAGGGATGGAATCAAGATGACACTGGTTGGTGGTACGTCGTAGATGGCGAGTATCTCAAATCCGAGTGGCGCAAGATTGGTGACTACTGGTACCTATTCGACCGACATGGCTATGCTTATTGCAACGGATGGGCTCTTGACGGTGACAAGTGGTACTACTTCGATGAGAATTGTCGCATGGTGACCGGATGGATTCAGTATCGCGACAAGTGGTACCATCTGGAGGATGAGGGAGAAATGTCCTCTAAAGAGTACGTCAAAGGCTTCGATGGCCGCCTATATTATGTGACGGAAGAAGGCTCAATGCTTGAGTCTACAGACATCGCAGTGCATGAGGACGGTAGCCTTTACGAAGTATCAACAGGTAAGCCAATCGGCACATTCTAGGAGGAAATCAGATGAAAGATGTTATTGCAACAAGCTGGACTAAGCAGAACGGTCAATGGGTGGCCTGGGATGGCCAAACTCGCATCATGAATGGATGGGTGTTGTATAAGGATGAGTTATACTACATCAAGGACGGATTCATGCTAGAGGACCAACTAGCCGACATCTACGGAGAAACCTACTTGTTCGGCAAAGACGGAAGATGCCTTTACCGATGGCAAAAAGTCAATGGCAAGTGGGCTTACTTCTACTTTGACGATGGGACAATGGTCAAAGACAAGATTGTCATCGGCAAGGATGGCAAGCTCTACTACCTGGACAGCGACGGTTACCTAATGACCAACTTCGATGCTCGATTCGCTGCTAATGGCGAATTAACAATCCGAGGCAAAGCAGTAGACGCATCACTCATCATCAATGACGGTGACGCAAACAACTAAGTCCGTCATAATGGACTAAACCGAAAAGGTCCATAATACCAGACTTTTTATGACATACCCCTTGGCTTCGGCCAGGGGGTTATTTTTTTATGCCAAAAATTTCATCTTACCTATTGCATACTACATTGTAGTGTAGTATAATGTAATCAGAAAGCAAGGGAGGAATTAAAAATGGGACACATCGCAAACATCAATAAAATCGAATGGCTACTAAAGGACCAAACAGGCTACCGCATCAGCAAGCTAACCGGAATTGGCGAGTCAACCATCAACAGATGGACCTCTGGCAACACACCGCTAGAAAAAATGCGATTAGAACACGCAATCAAGCTAACCGATTGCGCAGAGGCACTAGAGCTTGAGCAACTAGCCATCAGCAGATGGAAGGGTGGCTATAAGCTAAGCGAATGGCTCAACGGTCTGATGCTAGAGGCCCTTAAAGAATTACCTGGATTGGATATCGACGAATTAGTCAAGATGCCAAAAGAGGTCTTAATGGTAGAGCTGCTTTCAAACACCAAGAAGCAATCAGTCGTAAATGGCCCAGAGGATTGGAACGACGTGGACCTTTACGAGATTGACCTCTACGGTTTACGGATGGATGACTTCCGAGACGCATTGAAGGAATACGAGGAGGGTGCCAAATGGGTGAAGCCAATCAAAGACTATCTGGCAACCAGATAAGATTGAAGCTCAATCAAGGGCCATGGGTGGCCATGGTATCTGGCACAGACAGAGTCTACAAGCTAAGACTTAACTTCCTAGACCCCGACCGTACCAAGGATGGGGTCGGGGAATGGATGCTGGATGATGGATTCTACTGCTACTCCGAATCAAGAGGTGGCAAGAAGAGATACATCAGAATCACCGACGGTTACATCGAGGAAGTCGACCAGGCAGATGTCATCCAGGTAATGGAAGAGCAAGATGGCTTCCTGGCATACTGGTAGAGATGGGCGCCAACTAGGCGCCTTTTCTCGTCCCCAGAATTGTCCCTCTAGCTTTTTATTCTGTTATAACTAACTTCATCGATGCGACGGTGAATCTAGCAATTTCAGTCTATTCTTAAACTATTTTCTACTATTATATAGGGGATGACCTTTTGGAAGG